ATGAAATGTTTGTGCCAAACAGCTATTGTATTTTTAGCAGTATATATGGCAGTTAATTATGGTATTGGATGGTTGTGGTTACTGGTATTGGTCTTTTTAGGGTAGCTTCGGCTATCTCTTTTCTTTTACCAAAAACAAACTCAATTGAAAAGAGAGGTGGTGGTGCTTGAGTGAAAATTTAGAACTGAGAGATCAAGCTTATGCTGATTACCGGCAGGGCATGAAATACAAGGAAATTGCAGAAAAGTATGGTGTCAGTCTGTCGGCAGTGAAGTCCTGGGCGGCCCGGTACTGGAAGACAAAAAAGGGTTGCAACCAGAGTGATAAAAAGTTGCAATCCAAAAAGAAAAAAGTTGCAACCAGCGGCGCACCGCCTGGCAATAAAAATGCTATTGGTAATAAAGGAGGCGCCGCACCTATCGGAAACAAGAATGCAGTCACCACAGGGGAGTTTGAAACTCTCCTTTTTGATTGCTTGGAACCCGAGGAAAAGCAGCTGGCCGCAGCAGTGCCGAATGACAAGGAGCAGCTTCTCTTCCAGGAGATCCAGCTGCTGACTGTCAGGGAGCGCCGGATGCTGAAACGGATTGAGAATCTGCGGCAGGCGGACTTCATCACCGTCAAAAAGAAAAAGGGAACTGAAAAGGATAAGTGGACGGATCTGGATGAGAAACACGCAACACTGGGCCAGATCCAGAACATAGAGGACGCCCTGACCCGTGTTCAGGCCCGAAAGCAGGCTGCCATTGATTCATTGCATCGGTTCGGCGTGGACGATGCCCGTCTGGAGATCGAACTTATGAAACTGGATATGGCAGCACTGAAACTGGGAGGCCAGGAGACAGAAGTGGAAGAGGATGGATTCCTGGAGGCACTGAATACAGAGGCGGGAGACTTGTGGGGTGATTCCGATGACGATTAAGGAGCGGATCAGCCAGACAAAACAGAAGATTGAAAAGATGAAAAGTCAGCGGAATATCCTGACAAAGGTTCAGATCTTCAAGTTTCAGCCCTTTTCACGCAAGCAGAAGCAGATCCTGACATGGTGGGTGCCGGACAGTCCTGTAAAGGATTATGACGGCATTATAGCAGACGGGGCTATCCGATCCGGTAAGACCGTCTGTATGTCTCTGTCCTTTGTGATGTGGGCCATGAGTACCTTTTCCGGCCAGAACTTTGCCATGTGCGGTAAGACCATTGGCTCCTTCCGGCGCAATGTTCTGTTCTGGTTAAAACTGATGCTTAAAAGCCGAGGATATCAAGTGACAGACCATCGGGCAGACAACATGGTGGAGATCAGCCGGGGACAGGTCACGAACTACTTCTACATCTTCGGCGGCAAGGATGAGAGATCCCAGGATCTGATTCAGGGTATTACTCTGGCGGGCCTGTTCTGCGACGAGGTGGCGCTTATGCCGGAGAGCTTCGTCAATCAGGCAACTGGCCGCTGTTCTGTGACCGGATCCAAATATTGGTTCAACTGTAACCCGGACGGCCCCTATCACTGGTTTAAGGTAAACTGGATCGACAAGGCCATCGGCTACCTGGGAAAGAAAAAGGTCGCCAAGATCCGCGAGGAGGCAAAAGCTGCGGGGAAGGAGCCGGATCTTAAAAAGCTGCTGTATGTCCATTTCACCATGGACGACAATATGAGTCTGTCAGAGGAGATCAAAGCCCGATATCGCAGCATGTACACCGGCGTATTCTTCAAGCGCTATATCATGGGGCTCTGGGCTATGGCCGAGGGCGTTATCTATGATATGTTTGATCCAGATAAGCACACCGTTGATACGGAGGCTCTGGCTGCTGCATATAAATCGCAAACAGGGCATGATCTCTGGACGGGTGATAAGTATGTCAGCTGTGACTATGGTACCCAGAATCCGACGGCCTTCCTATTCTGGCAGCAGGGAGCTGATAAGAAATGGTACTGCCGCCGTGAATACTATTATTCTGGAAGAGATAAAGGGAGGCAAAAGACAGATGCAGAGTTTTCAGCAGACTTAAAAAAATGGCTGGGGAATATAGAAATCAGAGCTGTAATTCTGGATCCGGCAGCCGCCAGCTTCAAGGCCCAGTTGGAAAAGGACGGCTTTAAAGTTAAAAAAGCGAAAAATGATGTTTTAGATGGGATCCGGTTGGTGGCTACGCTGCTGCTTACGGGTTCTATTTTTATAGATAAGTCTTGCGAAAATCTGATCAAAGAGTTTGCATCCTATATCTGGGACGCAAAAGCAGCAGACAAGGGAGAGGACAAACCGGTGAAAGAGCACGATCACGCACTTGACGCCCTCAGGTATTTCTGCATGACAATAATTAAGATGCGTCCGGGAATCCGGATTTTGAAGTGAGGTGGATTGGATGGATATATTATTTGACCCAAATAAAAACCGGATGACTAATATGCAGCTATGCCGACTGTACATGGACGAGTTTGTGAGATCTTCAGAGCGGAAGTGGATGCTGGACGGGGAGGCGTATTACCGTGTAGACAATCCGGAGATCATGAACCGGAAGATGTACCGCTACCGGGAAGATAAGACCACCGGGCAGATAGAAAAGGTACTGGATAGATCCAAGCCTAATAATAAGCGTGCGCATGGTTTTATGCACTTGCTGATTGAGGATAAGACCAATTATCTGCTTTCAAAGCCTTATACACTGACCTGCGAGGAATCAGAAGAGTATCTGTCTATGGTACAGGATATCTTAGGAAAAAACTTTCAGGACAGGCGCCTGATGCGTCTGGGCGTATCCGCCAGCAATGGCGGGATTGCGTGGCTGCATCCGTATATCGACGAGCAGGGAAAATTCCAGACCATGATCATTCCGCCAGAACAGGGGATTCCGCTTTGGAGGGATAACGATCACGAAGAGCTGAATGGCTTTATCTGGTTTTATAATGTTCAGGTCATTGAGGGGCAGGAGCAGAAGACGGTCACAAAAGTGGAATACTGGCTTCCGGAGGCTGTCGCTTACTATATCTCTGATTCAGAGGGCGAGGGATGGGACCTGCGCCTGGATTCAGAGCGCTATCTGGATGCGGTGGCAGATGAGAACAGCGAGTTTATGGAGCATTTTCATATTGGCAAAGAGGCCGGGAACTGGGGCAAGGTCCCGTTTGTGCCGTTTAAAAACAATGACTACGAGCTGCCGGATCTTAAATTTGTGAAGTCATTGATCGACGGATATGACAAAGCACGGTCCGATGTGGCCAATTTCCTGGACGAGGTGCGCTCCATTGTGTACGCCTTAAAAGGCTATGGCGGCCATGATCTGGGCGAGTTTATGCGTGATCTGAATTATTTCCGGGCCATTTCTCTGGACGAGGATGGCGGGGCAGAGGCAATCACAGCGCCTGTGGATATCGCAGCGGCCAAGGATGACTTTGACACACTGCGGAAGGACATCTACGATTTCGGTCAGGGAGTGGATAAAAACAGTGACAAACTGGGTAACAGCCCTTCCGGCATCGCTCTTAAATTCATTTACTCTGGCCTGGATCTGAAATGTAACCGCATGGAGAATGCATTCAAGGCAGGCATGGAGCAGCTGTTCGGCTTTGTGGACAAATACCTGGAACTGATCGGGGCCGGAGCCCATCCGGGCTGCGAGATCGATGTGACATTTAACCGGGACATTGCCATTAACGAGAGCCAGGCCATTACCGACTGCGCTACATCCAAGGGTATCATCTCGGATGAGACGATTATCAAAAACCATCCATGGGTCGAGAATGCAGCGGAAGAGCTTGAGAGATTAAACGCCCAGCGGGAGGCTGAGAAGGCGGAATTATCCGATATGTTCCCGCCGGGCCCGGATGACGAGGAGGGTGAAGCTTAATGGGATACTGGCAGGAGCGCCAGGAGGCCATGTACAAGGCCGGAGAGATGCGGGTTAACAAATACTTTACCCGTCTGGAAAAAGCCTTTAATCAGACGCGCAGAGAACTCCAGAAGACCATAGATGCTTTTTACTTCCGGTATGCAGAGGAAAATGGTCTTTCCTTTGCAACCGCCCAGAAGAAGCTGGATGCAGAGGAACTGGGAGAGCTGCGGGACTTTATCGATCTGGCCATGCAGAATATTGGGCGTTACAATCAGCAGGTCAATAATATGTCTATCAAGGCCCGGATCACCCGCTATCAGGCTCTGGAAGCACAGGTAGACGCGATTCTCCGGCAGCTGTATGCCATCGACTATGGGGCAGAGGCGGAAAAGACCATGCAGGAAGTCTATGGGGATACTTACTACCGTACCTGGTACAATGCAGATCAGTATCATGGTTTTCACGCGGAGTTTGCACAGGTAAGCCCAACTGTTGTGGAAAAGCTTCTGGAATATCCGTTCAATGGTGCAGCATTTTCCGAACGGCTCTGGAAACAGAAGGACCATCTTCAGGCCCAGCTGATGGAAGCAGTGACCACGATGCTGATCCAGGGCAGACACCCATCCACGCTGACTAAGGATTTTGCCAAGAAGATGCAATCAAAAAAGTTCGATGCTTACCGGCTCCTGCATACAGAGAGTTCCTTCCTGATGAGTGAGGCCACCCACGCCGGATACAAAGAGGATGGTGTGGAGAAATATGAGATCCTTGCCACACTGGATAGTAAGACTTGCAATGTTTGCGGAGAACTGGACAATAAGGTGTATGAGGTTGGAAAAGAGGTCACTGGCGTTAATATGCCTCCCTTCCACCCATTGTGCCGCTGTACGACTGTCCCGCACTATGATGATACTCCGACCGAAGGATTGACCAGAGTGGCCAGGGATTCTGAGACAGGAAAGAACTATGAGGTTCCAGCAGATATGAGCTGGAAGGAGTGGAAAAAGGAGTATGTTGATAAGCAGGAAGAGAATCAGAAGCGGAAACAGCAGGCATACAGACCAGTTTCAAGAGGTGAAAGCACATTTGTGGAGATAAAACCAAACCAGAAAATCAGCATTCAAAAGGTTGATGGTTATTCGGATAAAGTTTATATATCGGACAATGCAAGCATCAAACCACGTGCACTGCACACGATAAATCTGCATACGCAAAGGGCCTTAGAACAGTGGGGAATTCCTTTAGAGCGAAAACCGAAAATAGTCATCGTTTCTCCGGATGAGCTGCCAACAGCTTATGGAAAATATGATGCAATAACTAACACTGTGTATTATATTCCACAGATTGTCGATAAAAAAGTTGTGGAAAAATTGGGAGATGTAGAGTATCACGAAATGTGGCACATGAGGCAGGCAGAAAACTTCCGAAAGAAACATGGCGAGATCATTCGAGAAAATTATGGGAAATACATAGAATATTCTTGCCAAAAGGCGAAGAATGTAATTGACCAAGCTGGAATTGATCGGTATAATGTTGGTGAGATTAGTGATTATGCTAAACAAATGTATAACCGACAGCGATATGATGAAGTTGAGGCTGAGTATATGGTAGCAAACAGAAAGAAGGTGTGATCAGTGGCGTTTCGTCGGTATCCTGAAGAGATTGAAAAGTTATTTAAGATATGTGAACCCTATGAAGACAGGGTTGAAAATGGAGAGCTTAAAGATGCACCCCCAGAAGTAATAGAGGCATTTGAGAAAACAAAAAAATGGGCTTGGGAACAGGAACAGTAGATACCACCAGTCAGTAATGGCCGGTGGTATTTTTGTACGCAAAATTAAGGAGGAATTACGATGGGAAGTCAGGAATTTTTAAACATCTGCAAAGCCAAGGTAGCAGAGTATTACAACCAGAAGAAGGATAAGACAGACACAGCTCCGGTTATGACGGTGAATGATGTGTTTGTAGTCTGGTACAGCAAGAGCCTCCAGAATCATAAGGCCCTGCTCAGTACACCAGTGTCTGATGGTATGTATTATGAGCTGACGTATAACGGCGATAAGAAAGAGCTGTACTTTGATGCTTATAAGAAGTGGGAAAATATCTGTTACCCCATGTAATGGGCGTTGCGACGTCGCAACAGGAAGGAGCGCATGATGAATAGATTTCTAAGCTGGCTGAAACGGTTCTTTTGTCGGGCAAAGCCTGAATGTGAACACCGATATAGAAAGCACTGGTGCCGCCGCCATGGACCTTATGGTGGGTATGTAAGGCGGTGCGTGAAATGTGGGAAAATTAAGTCATAGCAAGTCATGGGATTAGTCATAGACACGCAGGCGGGGCCTGGGTGTTATTTTTTCGCCTTTCCGGTACCGCAGGCGAAAAAGAACGGGACGTCACCGGGCGCGACCGGGATAACAAGCGAAGATGAAAGGAGCAACCGAACATGAAGAAAGAGGAACTGATTGCGAAAGGTCTGACAGAAGAGCAGGCTAAGGCCGTCATGGACATCTATACCGAGGAGATGAAGGGATTTATCCCAAAGTCCCGTTTTGATGAAGTGAATACGGCGAAAGCCGATCTGGAAAAGCAGGTGGCTGACCGGGATAAACAGCTTAAGGTTTTAAAGGATGAGGCCAAGGACAGCGAGGCTCTCCAGAATAAGATCACAGAGCTGGAGGACGCTAACAAGGCTACTAAGAAGGCATACGAGGATAAGATCCGTGATATGAAGCTGACCAGCGCTATTAAGGATCAGTTGACGGACTGTAAGTATCCGGAACTGGTAGTGGATAAGTTTGACCGGACGAAGCTGATCCTGGCAGAGGATGGAACCGTGTCTGGTCTGACCGACCAGCTGAAGACGGTAAAGGAGACTTATAAAGAGCTGTTTACCCCGCCGGTCTCCGGGAAGACCCCGCCTAACAACGGGAAAACCACTCCACAGGTCACAGGTGATGCGACGAGGAGGGAACAGTTGGAGAAGCTGATCAACGATCCAAATACCCGTCTGTCAGACCGGATCGCAGCAAGAAATGAATTATTTAGCCTGAATCAGGCAGAAAGCGAGGAATAACATATGGCAAATCAGAAAGGAACAGGTACAACCTGGAATTTACCTAACTACGCAGGAGATTTATTTACTGCGGATGCAGTCAATACACCGATTTTTTCCGCTATTGGCGGTATGACCGGCGGTGTGCAGACAGATAACTTTGAATTCCCGACCGATTCCCAGTACAGTCTTCCGGTGGCAGCACAGCCAGCAATTACCGAGACAGCTTCCCTGACTGCGCCTCAGGCAGAAGAGATCGTGAGAAGCCAGAATACCAATGTGACCCAGATTTTTCATGAGAAGGTGTCTATTTCCTATGTGAAGGAGAGCAACCGCGGACGGATGAGCGGTCTTAACACTGCTGGACAGCAGAACAATGTACAGTCTACCGAGAAAGACTGGCAGATTGCAAGAAAGCTGGAAAAGATTGCCCGTGATATTGAGTACACCATTATCAACGGGGTGTATGCAAAGGCAACCAGCGCGGATGTGGCAAGCAAGACCAGAGGCCTTCTGGCTCTTTGCGGGGGTGATGGCGGTACCAAAGTAGACGGAAAGAGCGCAGTTTTAACCAAGGCTCTTATGCAGCAGCTGTTTAAAGCTATGTATGATGCAGGAGCTATTTTTTCTAATGTGGTTCTGTATGTGGGCAGTACTCAAAAGCAGATTATCACTGATATCTACTCTTATGCTCCTACTGACCGAAATGTGGGTGGAACCAATATTAAGCAGCTTGAGACCGATTTTGGAAACATCGGTATTGCCCTTGATCGTTTCGTGCCCCAGACCGCTGTTCTGGCTGCAGAGCTGTCTGTAATGGCGCCAGTATTCCAGCCGGTACCGGGCAAAGGCAATTTCTTTTATGAAGAGCTTGCTAAGGCCGGAGCATCGGAAGAGGGCCAGATCTTTGGACAGTTTGGTCTGGATCACGGGCCGGCATTTATGCACGGTGCAATCACTGGACTGAAAGGATAAGGTGAGTACATGAAGAAGAATTTTGATATGTCCGGGGTTCAGCCTAAACTGCGTGAAATTCTGGAAGAACTGGATGGGAGAATCCCAGCCGCAGGAATGAAACAGGGAGCAGCGGTAAAAGATGCCGCTGCCGCTCCGACTCAGGAGGAGTTTAATGCGTTGCTTAAATCCCTTCGGGATGCCGGGATTATTGCAAAATAAGGAGGCTGCCATGACATTTTCTGAGATGCTGGAGATCGTAGAAAAGAATCTGGAGCTCACAGCAGGAGAACACAAGTTGTTGATTTCGGATATGATCCGGATGGTGTGTGATTATTGTAATCTGAGTGAGAACTGCATCCCGGATATTCTGGAACCAGTGATCCGGAAGAAGGTGAAAGGGATCCTGGATTATGAAGAGGCCAATGGAACTGGCTATCATCCGGAGGTTGCCAGCATCAAGGAGGGGGATGGCAGTGTCACATGGGCCCAGACGGACGGGAACACAAAGGAAAGTATCTATGGGCTGTCTTTAAGTGATAAGACAGCCCTGCGCCGCCACAGGAGGTTGAGAGGTTATGATTAACCCATATGCAGTGATGTATGATGCCAGAATGACAGTGAAGCGCTGGCAGGAGGTAGAAAAGGACGGGTATACCCGGAATGAATTGGAGATTGTGGCACAGGATCGTCCTTGCCGGTACAGCTCTTCCGGGCAGGCCTCGATCGGCGCCCCAAATCCCTCTGTCCAGAACAGCCATAAATTGTTTTGTGGGCTGGAGGAGGATGTTCGGGAGGGAGACCGGATCGTGGTTACTCTGCGTACAGGAAAGACGGTAGAGCTTACCCTGGGAGAGTGCCACCCGTATACCTATCAGTGGCAGTGTGAAGTAAAGAGGGATGATAATGTATGAGCAGCAGCAATTACCGCCGTAACAAGGCAGCCATTGACCAGTTCCGCAGAGAGTTGATGGCTATGGTGGATGATATCCGGGAAATTGACAAGAGGGTGCTTAACCAGGCTGTTAATGAGGGAGTTGCTTATGCAAAGAGAAGAACGCCGGTAGGAGTGCACCCGAACCCGGTAGTCTTTACCATTAGGAACGGCCCTAAAGTGGGTGAGGTTGTCAGCTTTAAGGTTTCTAACCCTGGTGTGGGAGGAAAACTCCGGGAAAGCTGGCGTAAGCTGCCGACCAGACGCACTGCAGGCGCCCTGGAGACGGAGATGGTCAATAACATGGAGTATGCGTCCTATTGGAATTATGGACATAGAATCGTTACGAAAAAGGACGGCCCGACAAAAGGATTTGTGAAAGGTACTCATGTGCTTGAAAAAACACAGAATTATGTATCTAAACGCATGATTGCATTATTCCAAAAGGAAGTGGAGGCGGTGCAGAATCGACACGATCAATGAGTTATATAAGGCAGTAGGAGCAGGTCTGAAAGCCGTGAAAAACTGCAAAGTATATCGCGAAGATGTACCGCAGAATTTCACGGTTCCCTGCTTCATGGTGACATTGTATGATCAGAATCCTTCCCGCGGCATCAATGGCCGTCTGAAAAATATGGTGAGTCTTGATATATTGTACTTCGCTGAGAATGGAAGCCAGGAGGAATGCTGGAGCGTAGGCCAGGAGCTGGCAAGAGAATTTGCGGCCCCTGGCTTTAAAATTAAGAACCGAAACTTAAAAATTGAGGACAAGGTACTGCATTTTATGTTTGATGTGGATTATCGGGAATACCTGGAAGACTCCACACCGCAGATGCAGTCTATCATTCAAAATACAGATGTAAAGGAGGATTAACCTATGGCAGGTACATGGGAAACTCAGGACAAGGTACTTCCTGGGGCATATATCAATATCCGGACAAATGAACCTCTGTCCATCACACCGGGGGATCGTGGTATTGCTGTGATTCTTCAGGAGATGTCCGTGGGGGAGGATGGACAGATCTATACAATTACAGCCACAGAGCAGGCGTATCCGGAGAAAGCAACGGCTGAGGATAAGAAGCTGGTTGCCGAGGCGCTTAAAAAGGCCAAAACAGTATTGGTCTATAAGTTGCCAGAAACACATGATGCAGATGCGGTCAACGCAGCACTGGAAAAGCTGAAAACGGTGCAGTTCAATACGCTGTGCTATCCTTACGATACAGAGCCAGAGGCCGCATCTTCTAATAAGACTGTGATTACAGAATGGATTAAGTCCATGAGAGAGGAGGAGGGGGTTAAGTGTCAGGCGGTACTGGCAAACCATGAGGCAGATTCAGAGGGAATCATCAATGTGGTGCAGGGGGTTATTCTGACAGATGGTACAAGGTTAACTGCCGCAGAAACTACTGCATGGGTAGCCGGAGCAACAGCCGGGGCTGGTATTACCACTTCTAATACCGGCATGAAGTATATGGGGGCTGTGGACGTATCTCCCAGAATGACCAAAACTGAAATGGAAACAGCGGTCAAGGCAGGTAAGCTGATTTTTAAAGTGGACAGCGCTCAGAATGTTACAATTGTTTCTGACATCAACTCCCTTACAACCACGATGCCGGAAAAGGGAAAGTTTTTTACAAAAAACAGGGTTATCAGAACATTGGATAATTTGGCAAATGACATTTCTTTGATTTTTGAAAGCAATTATGTAGGGCAAGCGAATAATACCGAAGATGGAAGAGCTCTTCTTAGAGCTGGACTGGTAGATTATTTAACAGTTTTACAGAATATGGCTGCCATCCAGAATTTTGAAACAGACGATGTCACGGTGAAATCAGGAAACGATATCGACGCCGTGGTAGTAGAAGTGTGGGTACAGCCGGTAGACAGTGTAGAGAAGATTTACACTACTGTAAATTTATCGTAGGAGGTGTGAGAGATGGCAGGAAAAAACTACACCAAAATCAAAGATCTTGTGACTGGCAGTGAGGGCAGTGCTTATATCACAATCGACGGTCAGAACCGCTATTTCTTTGAACTGTCCAAGATTGAAGCAAATATCGAGTTTACAGTGATCGCCAAGAAGCTTTTGGGCCACCGGATGAAGCAGCATAAGGTAGTTGCAGCAGAAGGAAAAGGAAGCATCACCATGTACAATGTAAGCCCTGTGGCATCGGCTATTTATCAGCAGTACATCAAAGAGGGGAAGACACCCACGATCAGCATTCAGACTACCAACGAGGATCCGGCGTCTACTATTGGTCGACGAGTAATCGTGATGAGGGACTGCATTCTGGCAAAAGCACCAGTGGCGTATCTGGAAGACGGAAGTGAGGATCTGAACACCACTGATTCAGATTTTACTTTTGATGATTTGGACGATCTGGAGAGCTATACACTTCCGGAGAATATGAGATAGAAAGTGAGGAAAAAAGACTATGAGTAGCTTAAGTGCATTTTTAAATCCAGTACAGGCAGAAAACAAAGAGGTCATTGTATCAGAGCGCTTTCGGGAGAATGGAAAGACGGTTCCCTTTGTGATCCGGCCTATTACCCAACAGGAAAATGAAACCTTGATGAAGAAGCACCGCAGTGTAGATAAAAAAAGCGGCGTTGAGCAGTTCAACCGTATCAGTTACAACCGTGAGCTGACGGCTATGGCTGTAGTAGAACCGGATCTGAACAATGCAGAATTGCAGAAGCGGTACGGCGTTTTAGGAGCAGACAAGGTCTTATCCGCCATGCTGTATGTGGGAGAGTATGGAACGCTCATGGAGGCTGTACAGGAACTGTCTGGGCTCGACCAGGATATCAACGAGGATATGGATGAGGCAAAAAACTGATCGAGCAGGGCGATCCTGAGCTGTGTTATGCACACTTCGCCCTGCAAAGACTTCACATCAGGCCTGGGGTATTGGCCGGTATCTGTGGGCCTGATGATCCGGTCGGTCCTAGGGAACGTGCTTTTATTTATGCGAGCATTGATCTCAGGGTAAAAGAAGAAAAAAGGCAGGCGGCCCAGCTGTCTTAGGAAGGAGGAAGAAATGCCAACCTTAAATGCAATGTTCAGGCTGATGGACGGATACAGCAGCCAGATCAAGAAGATCGTTGAGAATACCGATAAAGCGGCAAAGGCCATCTTAGGGGCCAGTAAGAAAACAGATGGCTTCAACGATTCGCTGAAACGCACAGGGGCGGCTGCCAGTGTGGCAAACTCCGGTTTGTCAAAGCTGGTAAAAACAGCCATGAGCCTTGCCGCAGTAAAAAAGGGCATGGATTTGACGGATACATACACCAACACCAATGCTCGACTGGGTATGATCACTGGCAGTCTCGAAGAACAGAGGGCGCTTCAGAAGGATGTATTTGCGGCAGCAGGCCGTGCCCGCGGTAATTACACAGAGATGGCCAACGCTACGGCAAAGCTTAAGATGCTTGCCGGAGATACTTTCGGGAGCAATCAGGAGGCAGTAGGATTTACAGAACTGCTTACAAAGTCCCTCAAGATATCCGGAGCCAGTACAGCGGAACAGAACTCGGCTTTTCTCCAGTTGACGCAGGCCATGACAGCAGGAAAGCTGCAGGGGGATGAATTTCGTTCCATTATGGAAAATGCCCCCATGGTGGCGGATGCCATTGCTCAGTATATGGGTAAGAGTAAGGCAGAGCTGAAGGAACTTTCCTCTCATGGTGCAATTACAGCGGACATCATCAAAGGCGCCATGTTTAGTGCAGCAGATGAGATCAATGGGAAATTTGCAGATATGCCGCCTACCTTTGCAGATACCTGGCAGAAGATTAAAAATGCAGGTATGCAGGCGTTTGGGGGAGTGTTTGAAAAGGCGAATACTGTTTTAAACTCGGCAGGTGTACAAACGGCTCTGAATAATTTTATTGGATTGATTTACTTGGCAGGAGAGGCAACAGAAGGATTTATAGACTTTTGCATTGCTGCCTGGCCTATGGTTTCACCATTTATCTGGGCGGCAGCGGCAGCTCTGGGGGCTTATGCAGCGGCACAAATCGTGTCTAATGGGCTGTCATTGATTTCGGCTACCGGATTTGGTGCACAAGCAATAGGAGCTGGAATTTATGCATTGGCTTTGTGGGCCACAACAGGGGCTACTTGGGCAGAAACAACGGCGATGCTGGGGCTCAACTCTTCATTGTATGCCTGTCCTCTTGTTTGGATTGTTGGCCTTGTTTTAGTTTTAACTGCTGCTTTTTATGCTGGAGTGGCTGCGGTCAATCATTTTGCGGGGACTTCGATCAGTGCTACCGGCTTGATTGGGGGAGCATTCTTTGCCTTGTTTGCGTTCGTTTATAACCATTTTGTTTATCCGATAATAGCAGTTTTTTCTATGTTGGCAAACTTCATTGGAAATACTTGTTTTAACGATGCGACAGCAGCGGTTAAAGTGTTATTTCTGGATATGGCGAATGCCTGTATCGGTTATGTGCTTAATATGGCACGGTCGATTGAAAATATTGTCAATAAAATACCTGGGGTTACGGTAGATATTACTTCAGGACTGGAAGGATTGCAGACAGGACTTGAAACTAAGATCACTGCAATTAAGGATGAAAGTGGCTGGAAAGAGTATGTGAAACAACCAGAACTGCTGGATTACTCAGAAATGGCGTCGAAGGGGTACAACGCAGGAAAAAATCTGGCAGACAAAGCCTCTAACCTGTTTTCTGGTTTTAATCCCAGTCTGGACGGAGCAGGCGGATCAGGAATTGATTTCTCTTCGTTTGCCACTGCCGGAAACCCTGCCACTGTAAAGGGTACAGGGAAAGGCGGAGCGGTAAAGGTAGAAACAGAAAAAGAGGATATTGAGTGGATGCGTAAGCTTGCGGAGCGGGATTATGTGGCCCGGATCGCCCAGAATACCCTTGCGCCCAATATCCGTGTGGAGTTTTCTGGCCCGATCACCAAGGAAGCAGATACAGACGGTCTTGTAGGCCATGTAGTGGATCGCCTCAAGGAAGTAATTGCCACTGCGCCAGAGGGGGTGCCTGAATAATGTCATATTCTGTCTATTTTAAATATGGGGGTAAGAAATACAAGCTACCAGTCAATCCCGAGGAGATCAAGCGGAGCAGGGAGTTAAATATAGAGAATTATCAGGTACTTGGGACAGGGCAGGTTTCTGTCCCTTCTTACTACAGTCTGGAGGAGTTCAGCTTTGAAGCGGAATTCCCCAGCCAGGACTACCACTACATGAATTCTGGTTCCAGAGCGGACGCAGATTATTACGAAAAGATGTTCCGGAAGGCTCAGAAGAACATGAAGCCGGTCCGCTTTATTGCCTCCAATGACATTACAGATGATATCAGTGTAATGGTATTGGTTAAGAGCGTGGAGGCAGTAGAAAAGGCCGGTGAGGAGGGGGATAAGTACCTGAGTATTAAGCTGCAGGAATACAAGGCCCCAGGCAAACGGTATGTTGCAGTACAGACGGTTGCAGCTACTGTTAAGCAAGAGGATACAGCAGCGGTAGCAGAAACCAATCCGGCGGTGACGGAGAATAAGACCCATACGGTCCAGTCTGGGGACACTCTTTGGGGGATCGCAAAGAAGTATTACGGGAACGGCAGCCAATATACAAAGATTGCATCAGCCAACCCCGATATTAAGAATCCTAACCTGATTTATCCAGGACAGGTTCTTTCCATTCCGGTGTAGGAGGTGACAGCGTGGAGGTACTGGTAGAAAGCCAGGGATATATTTATGATATTTCAGAAATGTGCAAGGAAATTTCATGGACAGAAGCCTTGAATGAAGGAGCCAGCTGTATGGATATCTCTTATATCAGTGACGGCCTGATACTCCAGAATGGGGATGCGATCCGCTTGACAGACAATGATCAGACGGATGGCATCTTTTTTGGCGCTGCATATAAAGTGTCAGGAGACAGCGGAGACGGAGGAACCGGCCAGATAGTAACCATCAAAGCATATGACCAGCTCCGGAGAGCAAAGAATAAGGATATCATTGTGCTGGAAAATGGGACGCTTAAAAATCTGGTAGAAAATATGTGCACATTTCAGACCATGACGCCGGGAACTGTTGAGGATCCCGGCTTTATCATTCCAACCATTGCTGATTATGAAAAGTCCTGGCTGGATCACATTGTGCAGGCTGTTTCGGATACTCTGATTGGTACCCAGGAGCATTATTGCCTGCGTGATGAGTACGGGAAAGTGTGCCTGTGGAATATGCGGAACCTGCAGCTTCCTTTGGTCCTGGGGGACAACAGTCTGTGTACGGGCTACAGTTGGGAGAAGTCTATTGATGATGATTATTACAATCAGATCAAGGTTGTATGGAAAAATGAGGATACAGGTCAGATCGATGTGGGGGCCGCCCATGACCAGGAGGCCGTGAACCGGTATGGCCTTTTGCAGTACCTGGAATCCTCTCCTTCAGGCGTGGATAATGCAGCCAAGGCACAGGAGAGAGCCAATAACCTTCTGAAGCTGTATAACCATGAGAAGGAAACCTTAAAGCTGGAGTGCCTGGGAGATCTTCGGGTACGGGCTGGGAATAGTGTGTATGGCAGCATTGCCGATATTGCATTAAATCGGAGGCTGATTGTAAAGAAGGTAACGCACGATTTTCTGCCCGTGCACACAATGACCATGGAGGTGATGGCAGGTGAATGACCGTGGAAGTGTTCAGGAGCTATTCAATCTGATAAAAACGGTGGTTGATAACTACATGAAAAGCCGTAAGCCAGCCGCTGTGCTTGTAGGAACCTATACAGGAAATGGCGTTATGATCGAGAAACTTCCGATACCCATGAGTATGATTACAGGAAATGCAAAGAGCCAGCTGGTTTCGGGAGATAAAGTACGGCTTCTTCGTAATGATCGAGGCCATGAATATTACATTCTGGAGATTATCGGAAAGCCATATCAGACAGCAGGAGGTACATAATGGCAGAACTTACAACGGATCTGATTGTTCAGGAACAGACCTATAAGGCCCGTACCTACGGATTATCGGAAACTAAGATAGAGGGTTTCGTGGATGAACTGGCGGCGTTAAAACAGGCCATTTATAAAATCCTGTCTACGGAGCAGTATGAATATCCTATTTATAGTTTTAAATATGGCATAGCCTGGAAAGAGCTGATCGGGGAGGAACGGGCTTATGTGAGAGCGGAGATGCGTCGCATGATCGAGGAAGCCCTTTTGCAGGATGACCGGATCCGGGAGGTGGACGGGTTCCGGTTTGAGTTTTCTGGAGACAGCTGCCATTGTTCCTTTCAAGTATCCAGCATTTACGGTGAAATACAGATAGAGAAAGAGGTGGCTGTATGAAAATGACCTATGAGGAACTGCTGCAGGCAATGCTTGACAGGGTGCCAAGTGATGTAGATAAACGGGAAGGCAGTGTTATTTATGATGCATTAGCTCCCTGTGCTTATTTTCTGGCCCAGCAGGATTTTCAGCTGGACAACTTCATAGATCTGGTCTTTCCAGATACAGCCCTTGGTGAGTATCTGGACCGGGCGGCAGAGGCCTACAATGTTTCCAGAAAGCCAGCCACAAAAGCAATGCGTATGATGACTACTTCCGGACGGGTGGAGATTGGCACTCGTTGGGGAATCAATAATCTTGTCTATCGTGTGAAGGAAGAAGAATCAGAAACAGAATACAGGGTGGAGTGTGAAACACCTGGTGTGATCGGTAATCAGTACAGTGGAGCAATGCAGCCTATTTCCAATATAACGGGGATTACTGCAGAGCTGGGGGACATTATTACTCCAGGCGCAGATGAAGAGACAGATGAAGCCTTGCGTGAGCGCCTGTATACCAAAATCAGACTTCCGGCCACTTCAGGAAATGTTTACCATTACCAACAGTGGGCTTTGGAGGTTTCTGGAACCGGCGCAGCAAAAGTTTTCCCATTGGCAGACGGTCCTGGTACGGTTACTGTGCTTGTGGTAGACAGTGATAAAAAGATATCATCTTCCCTGCCGGAGACCGTGGCAGCATACATTGAAACGATGCGCCCGATCGGTGCTTCGGTAACAGTTAAGAGTCCTGAGGCTGTTACGATCAATGTGAAAGCAAAGATCATGAGGGACGGAAGCAAGACTCTGGAGGATATTCAGGCAGCGTATAAATTGGCAGTGGATTCATTTCTGAGGGAAACCGTATTTGCTACATATAGGATCAGTCATGCAAAGCTTGGAAGCCTGCTGCTGGATATTCCGGGAGTAGAGGATTTTGAGGGATTTCTTTTAAATGGCGGGACAGGAAACGTGACAGTCGGGGAAAAACAGATTCCTGTGACTGGAACCATTGAGCTGACGGAGGTGAGCCGGATTGGAACTGATTAAACTGCTTCCGGATTATTATGAAAAGAATGTGACCATGCAGACATTACAGGGACTGCTTTCCGAGGTAACGGATGATCTGGAGCAGGGGCTGAGCAGTACAATATCAGAATGCTTTGCATCTACAGCGTCAGAGCTGTTGGCAAGGTATGAGCAGCTTTTAGGGCTGGAGGTGGACGTATCAAAACCGGATGATTTTCGTCAGGAGCGGATCCGCGCCAAGATATCCGGTGTTGGAACCACCACAAAAGAGATGGTAAAGAATGTAGCAAGTAGTTACTCCAATGGCGAAGTGGAAGTAATTGAAGATGCGGCGCACTATCGTTTTGTGATCCGCTTTGTAGGTATACTGGGGATTCCGGGAAATATGGCAGATCTGAAGCTTACTATTGAGGAAATTAAGCCTGCACATCTGGTGGTGGAGTACGAATACATCTATAACGTCTGGAGCGATGTGGAGATGTTGACCTGGGAGCAGGCCGCAGCACGTACTTGGGAAGAGATAAGGAGTAATAGGATAAATGGAATTAACAGACAAATATAAATTAAAAAAACCAGGGGCCAGCGATTATATAAATGTAGAAGATTTTAATGAGAATGCAGAAATAGTGGATCGGGAGATGGAGAAGCATGAAAATTTGCTTGACCGCCTGTATGCCGCCCCTATTCGTATTACCCTTACCGCTTCTGGATGGGCTGGATCGTCAGTACCCTATACACAGACGGTAGCAGTTCCGAGCATTAAGACAGAGGATAATCCTGTTTTGGTCAGTCAGTTGGCGGACGGTGCAACGATAGAAGTTCAGAAGGCATATAACAAGGCATTTGGCATTATTGCTTCCGGAACAGGAAAGACCGGAGATGGAACAGTGACATTCAAAGTCTACAAAAAGCCAGCTATAGATATCGTAGTTGGGCTTAAATTATAAGGAGGAGCTGAACATATGGGTAATATACTGATGACAGGTTCAGGCGGAGGCGGAGCAGGGAGTGATGACTGCACCGCAACGGCCGCAGAACTGCTGAAAGGCTACACGGGCATATTGAAAGGATCGGATGATGAACCGGTTCAGGGAATATTGGAATTGACAGGGAACGCCCAGGCAGCCCATGTGCTGAATGGAGAGACGTTTTATAGCAATGATGCCAAAACCAAACATACAGGTAATATGACCGTTAATAGTTTACTGTCTTTTAGTGTTGCCGCCTATTCCGGAAGAAGGGTCATAGCTACCTGGACAAATCCGAATCAGGCGGCTGGCCGACCATATAGCGGAGTTATCATTCGATATGACACGGGAGGGTATCCTGGCGCATCTGGCGGAGTTCAGATTTATAAAGGAGCGGGGAACAACCATTCTGCCGGAGCTGCTTCACAGGCGTTTTTTGATTTGCCGAATCTGAATACAAGATATTTCTTATCATGTACTCCGTATGTTACTACCAGTATTGGCGAACTGTTTGGCCCAACTCTTAATGCAGAGATTACTACAGGAGGTTCTACCAGCAGAACGTTTACAGCTTCCGGTTCTTTTGTTGTAGAGGGATTTACTAAGATGGATGTATTTCTTGTTGGAGGAGGCGGAGGAGCTGGATATGCTGGTGGAGGAAGCGGATATACTGCTACTCAATATGGGATTCCAATCACTACGGGAAATAATGTTTCGGTTGTTGTTGGAGGAGGTGGCGGACCAGCATCTAATGGCGGTACCTCATCTATTAGCGTAAATGGTGCGGTGAAAGCTTCAGCAGCTGGAGGAAATGGTGCTCCTGATTCGTATGGAGTAGCTGCCGGAAATGGGGGATCCGGAGGCGGAGGAAGCTCTACAGGTAGAGTAAGAGGAGGAAATGGTGGTTCTGATGGCGGAAATGGAGCATTTCCTAAATTCCCAAATGGTACAGGACAGGGAAGAACCACGAGAGCATGGGGTAATTCTGTGGGTGCTTTATATGCAGGCGGCGGAGCTGGCGGCAATAACCACTATAACAATAGAAATAATGAGGGGGACCGCGTAGAATATTTTAATTTAGGTGGAACTGGAGGTGCCGGAGGCGGAGGAAATGGCGGTGGATGGGAAGGAACCAATTACGGAAAAGCTGTCTATCCAACTAATGGTACTCCAAATACTGGTGGTGGCGGAGGTGGCAGATACTCATCATCTGATGGCTGGGGATCATGCAATCCTGCCTATGGTGGTTCTGGCATTGTAATTGTAAATTTGTATTAGGAAAGCGAGGGCAAAATGAAACGAGAGTTTGCGAAAGCATATATTCTGGTTGATACGATGAAGGAAGGCACAGTACAGAATATTGCGATGTTTAATGATTATGAAGAAGCAAACAGAGCTGCCATGGCTGCGTATGGTGATGAGGCATTTGCAGAAGAGTATAAATGGCTTGTTCAGGCAGGGGACAGGTATCGTAATGGCATTTTTTATACGGTTGCAGGAGATGTGGAAGAGCCGGCTGAATATATTCCAACTGATTCAGAGCAGATCATGCGGTTGAGTCAGGAAAATGCAGAGTTAACAATGGCATTGGCAGACATGATAGGAGGTGTATCAGCATGATTGGTAATATCCAGAAGTCTATCATTATCCGGGCAATGCGCATACGGAAGGAAGCTGGAGAAGATCCAGAAAAGATCCTGAAAGGATACAAAAACCTGACGGAAGAGGAACGGAAGGAGATTTTGAGGGTAGTAGAGCAGTAAGGAGATATGCCATGGAGTACATACAGACAATCCTCGCCATTTGCGGAGGGATAAGTATCATAGGTGGAGCCGGTGCGGTTATCGTTAAGGTAATCAAGCCGGCTTTTCATCTGACAGCACGAGTCCAGAAACTGGAAGAGCATTCGGACAAGGATTACAAGCGTCTGGTTGCTCTGGAAAATATGCAGAAACAGCAGTCCAAGAGTCTTGCAGCTCTGCTCAATCATCAGATCACCGGTAATGGGATAGATACGATGAAGCAGATCCGGGACGAGCTGTTGGAATCTATTATAGACCAGTAGAAGGGAGGTGAGGAACTATGCTTAAGAACTGTGTATTTAGGGCTGATGTGGATACCATCCAGTGGGTCAAGGCCGCAGGTATCCGTGCCATTAAGACCATGGCGCAGACATTTGTCGCCACCATCGGCTCGGCAGCGGTCATGGGTGAGGTCAACTGGCCTATGGTAGCCAGTGCATCCGCGCTGGCAGGTATCCTGTCAGTGGCAACATCCATTGCAGGCCTTCCGGAACTGCCAGCCAAGACCTGAGAGGAGGTGATCCATAGGTCTCCCGTCCGGCAGGGTCAGAGCCGGAAAGAAACTACTATTACATCATTTTGAAAGTGAGGAAAAAGATTATGGCAAACGCAACAGGAAAGAGAGCAGACAAGAGAACCGCAGAACAGAGAAAGAATGACGCAGCCCAGAAGAGAAGACCCAAGGGCGCACAGGATACTACTTTTGTAACCACCGGCCCTGCAACCGGCAAGGAGGACGAGAGAGCGGTAGGCACGGAAGATAAGTAAGCTGTGCGACGTCGCAACGCAGACAGACCCCAGGGAAATCTCTGGGGTCCTTTTTAGTTGGAGGTGACTGATGGTTACAGCAGTATTTACAGACAACGATGATTACGCCCGTGCTTATGGCCTGTGGCAGTGGGATTACGGGCAGCAGCTCAGGATAGAGGGCCTGCATCTTCCGACGGCGGTAGAAATCCACTTTGCGCTACAGGAGACCGGTGGTGAGGCCATAACCCGTGTGGGTACCACTAAGGACGGCGTAACAACCGTCACGATTCCGGATAGTATGCTGGAAGGCAACAGTACAGCATGGACGGCAGATAAGGCATATAACATCTATGCATGGGTATACCTGTCGGATAAGTTATCCGGCGAGACAATCAAGCGGATTACGATGCAGGTCAAATCACGTCCGAAGCCGGAAGCCTTTGAGACACCAGAAGATGGAGAAATATTTAGGGAAGCGATTGAAGCCGTCAATGACGCCGCCAAACGCGCAGAAGAGGCCGGTGACAAGGCTGTGTCTGCCGCGGATGAGGCCAAGGCAGCAGCCACCCAGACAGCGGAGCATTTGGAAGCTGTACAGGGTCTTGCAGAGCAGGTAGAGACCAATGCCGACACCGTGGCGCAGGATAAGCAGGCTGTAGCAGGGATGCTCTCTCAGACACAGCAGGCGGCCTCAGATGCGGCGTTATCAGCACAGGCGGCTAAGTTATCAGAGACAGCCGCAGTACAGGCACAGACGGGCGCTGAGGCGGCTGAGGATGGGGCAAGACAGTACGCTGAGGAGACAGGGGAAGACCGTCAGGCAGTTGCCAATGATAAGCAGACTGTAACCCAAATGCGGGAAGACGTGGCGGCAGACCGTCAGGCGGTAGAGCAGATCGCTTTGCAGTTTGGACAGACCGCTCAGGATGCCCTTACAGCCATAGGGCAGGCTCAGAGCACAGCTGTGGGAGCTGTTAAGGCCGAGGGCAATAAACAGACCACAGCGGTACAGGAGGCAGGCACACAGGCAGTCAAGGACGTCACTGCAGCTAAGACAGAGACAGTGCAGGCAGTAACCGCAGAGGGCGATAAGCAGACCAAGAGGGTTGAGGATGCGGCTGCCGGGATTGTGGAGGATAGGGAGCAGATCAGCCAGAATAAGACTGATATAGCCGGTCTGGTGGAAGGGATGACAGATCTGGCACCGGCAATCCATAATACGACATCTGGCTCTGTCATAACCGCAGATGATGCCACTGAGGGCAGGCCGTTTCGAGGGCTGAGGGTTTTCGGAAAGAGTACACAGGTGAGGACTACAGGCAAAAATCTATTAGATCTTGACCGATACTTTGCTCTTGGATACGACAAAAACTACAACACAGTCGCAAATCTCAAAAATGGCACTATAACAGTTACAAATCAAAATGATGGTAATGGAGGTGTATCATTTAAAAACCTTAACGAATTAAATATCGAACCGCCATTTACTCTGTCCGCAAAAGTGAATAAAGGAAATTGCTATCTAAAAGTAATCGGAATGAATAACGAAGGTCATCATGTGGCAATTTATACTATTACAAATATAACCAAGAGTGTGTTTGTAGATAGAAAAGATGATGTTGTTAAGAATATTATACAACTATCAACAACTGTTGGAAATTCTGAATTTGAAGTATCTGACATACAGATTGAGAGCGGGGAGAGCGCAACTCCTTACGAACCCTATACCGGCGGCAAACCATCCCCCAGTACAGAGTACCCGCAGGAGATAGTGAATGCTGGAGAGAGCGGTAGTATTAAGGTGGGGGTGATGGGTAGTAATTTCTTGGATATAACTGACGCTAAGGATAATCGTATATCAGTAAGCATTCAAGATGATGTAATAACTGTCAAAAAATTAATTACAACAGATGGGATATATGAAAACGTCTCATATGATTTTAGGTTAAGTGCTGGTACATATGTATTTCAGTGTGATCAATTTTTTGATTTTGCATTTTCGGAACAAGGAAATAGATGTGATCTGTATCGTGTAACCGATGCAGGACTGAAATACATTGGTTCTTTGCACGAAAGAGGAACACTTAAAATTATTTTTTCACTCGATAAGGGCGAAAATCTTCGTTTGATAGTGAGAGCAGGATATAAAGAGGCTGGAAAATCTTACAAAATAAAAGGGTTAAGGATTAATACATTGGAAAATCAACAATGGGAACCTTACCGTGACCCTCAGACCCTCACCCTTCAAACCCCTAACGTCCTCCCCGGTGTACCAGTCAGCAAGGACGGCAACTACACTGACCCAAATGGTCAGCAGTGGATTTGTGACGAGATTGACCTGGAGCGCGGGAAATATGTCCAGAGGACGGCTGAGAAAGAAGTATCGGGAATTACCTGGTCAGGAGCAGGAACGTGGGGTAACACTGATGATTATAAAACGTTGGCATTCTATGCATACATTGACGGCAGTAATATCAACGAAGATTGGGATGCTG